TATTTGACTGGGCTTAGAATTAGTGGACCGGGCAATGTATCTATCCGCCGGAGCTGATCATGGATCGCGCTTACGCCATTGGTTTTGAATACATCAGCGACACCGTGGCGCATACCGGCCGGTTTCACGAGATCATGGCGCTGGAAGATTCGGTGATCGCATCCGCCGTGATCGAAAATCAAACGGGCAATACCTTCACCGCTGTACCGCTGAAAGCTGGTGATGAGATCAAAGGCGTATTCACCAGCGTGACACTGACCAGCGGCAAGGTGGTCGCTTACAAGATCTGATCATGTCAGTCCAGCCCGGCCAGTTCAATATCACCGATCTGCAGCGGCGGGCGGATTACGACCTGCAGTTGCAGTTCAAGGATGCTGATGGTAATCCGGTTGACCTGATTGGCTGGACTGTTTACGCACAAGTCTGGAATCAAGGGCGCAGCACGAAATATGCGGATTGGGCTGTCACCTACACCAACCGCAGCATCGGCTCTGTATCGCTTGCGCTGACGGATACGCAGACCGCAGCATTTCCGGATGAGTGCTACTGGGATGTACTGCTGGAGAATCCCGCTGGTTTGCGTAACTACTGGCTAGAGGGCATCGTCTACGTCAGCGAGGGTTATACGGCATGACGAGCGTTGCCGTTACCACTCAGCAAGCGACGGTTACGGTAACGACCGCCAGCAGCGTCACGGTTGTACCGACCACTCAAACTGCTGCGGTGGTTGTGCAGGCTGGTGTCGTTGCACCCGGCGGCATTGCACGCGACATCCTTGAAAAGGTCAGCGGCGCCGACTACCACACACGCTGGACCAGCACGCCGGAGCTGGATGCACTCAGCTTTGATCTAGCGGCAGGCATCACACCTGTACCGGGCCAGCTGGCGTGGAATATTGACGAAGGCACTGTTGCGCTCGGCAAGGGCAACATCAGCAACTACCTCGGCGAGGAAACCGTGGTGCTGTGCCGCAATGCGAGTAATACCGTTGCGATCCCGAAGGGCACTGCGGTGATGTTCGCCGGCACGCTCGGCGCTAGTGGCCGGATCAAGGTGGCGCCGATGGTGGCCAATGGCACGCAGCCGGGTTATGTGTTCTTCGGTGTGACCGCAGAAGCCATCGCCGGCAGCAGCGACGGCTATGTGTCGGTGTTCGGCAAGATCAAAGGCATCAACACCAGCGCCTACGCGGAAGGTGCAATCCTGTGGTGCAACCCTGCAGTGCCAGGTGGATTCACCGCAACAGAACCACAGGCGCCGAATCTCAAGCTTGCCGTTGCTGCGGTGCTCAGCAGCAAGAACAATGGCACGATCTTCGTCCGGTGGGATACCGGCCGCCGCCTACAGGATCTGCATGATGTTGAAGCCAACGGCGGAAAGTCTGACGGCGATGTGCTCACCTATGTGGCCGCCAACAATCGTTGGGAAGCCAAAGCGCCAACTGGAGGCAGCGGCGCCAGTGGCGTGATCCTTGAATCGAAGCAAGTAATCAGCCAGGACTACACACTCACCGCCGGCAGTAATGGCATCTCACAGGGGCCTGTTGAGATCGCGGCTGGCTACACTGTGACCATACCGGCCGGCGCTATTTGGGGGATCCTGTAAGTGGCATTTGGCAGGCTAAAGGTTGACGAACTAGAGACTTCAACGCAGGTCGTTAGTGTTGATGCGCTCGGCAGCGGCGTCAGCGATGGCAATAAGGGCGATGTAACTGTCTCAAGTGGCGGCACCGTATGGTCTGTAAACGATGGCGCTGTTGCGCTGAATGAGCTGAGTGATGTCACGCTCACCAGCCCATCAGACGGTCAATCGCTGAGCTACAACGCCGCCACTGGGCAGTGGGTCAACAGCACCCCAGCCGGCGGCGGCACAGTGACCAGCGTCGGGCTAGCGGCGCCCACGGGTTTTAGTGTCAGCGGCTCGCCCGTCACTAGCAGCGGCAACATCACGCTGAGCTTTGCGGCGGGTTACAGCCTGCCAACCACAGCAAGCCAGGCGAATTGGGATACGGCCTACAGCGAGCGTCTTTACTGGGATGGTGGCGCCACGGGGCTCAATGCTTCGACGGGCCGCACGAGCCTTGGCCTTGGGAACAGCGCAACGCTCAATGTCGGCACCACCACGGGCACCGTAGCGGCAGGTGATGACAGTCGATTCACGACTGATCTGAGCTACACGGCGAGCACTCGCCTGCTTGCCAGCTCAACCGGCGCTGACGCAACGCTGCCTCTGTTCACAAGCACTGACGCGGGCCTTGTGCCTGGCAGCGGTGGCGGAACTGCCAATTTCCTCAGAGCAGACGGCACCTGGGCATCACCTCCCGCTGGTAGCGGTGGTATCACGGATGGCGACAAAGGCGACATCACGGTTTCGGACAGCGGCGCCACGTGGCTGATAGATGCTGGCGTTGTTGATACCAGCAACCTTGGCGGTGACATCACCGCTGCAGGCAAGGCGCTACTCGATGACGCTGATGCAGCTGCACAGCGCACAACGCTCGGACTCGCCACGGTCGCTAGCACTGGCGCCTACAGCGACCTAAGCGGTACGCCGTCAATTCCCGCCGCAGCTGATGCCACGCCGCAACCACTCGGCACTGCAGCGATCGGCGCAAGCACCGACTACGCCCGCGAGGATCACGTTCACGCAATGCCCAGCGCGGCAGACGTTGGCGCTGATCCGGCCGGCACTGCATCGAGCGCAGTCAGTTCGCACGAAGCCGCTGCGGATCCTCATCCAGGCTATGCGCTAGAGAGCAGCCTTGGCGGTGCTGCACTGCTGAACGTCGGCACCACTATTGGCACGGTGGCTGCGGGCGATGACAGCAGATTTGTCCCAGCAGGGGGAACCACCGGACAAGCCCTGATCAAAAGTAGTGGCACTGACTACGACGCCTCATGGAGTGATCTCCCAGCGCGAACAACGACCGCGGCAGGTGTACTTCCGGCCACCAGTTATGCGGCAATCACTTATGCCGCTACGGTCAACCTTGATCTTGCTGCACTTGACGGGCAATATCGCACGATCAGCCTCACTGGCAACCTGGCGCTCACCACAAGTAACCGCGCAGCGGGGCGAACAGCAGTCATTCGCATTATCGCCGATGCGTCACAGCGAACACTTACCTTCCCGGCTGATTGGAAGTTTCTCGGCACCAAGCCAGCGAACATCGCTGCATCTAAGACCGGCGTGCTGAGCCTCACTTTCTTCGGCACCGCCGATTCTGATTGCGTCGCCGCCTGGGGGGTGCAGGGATGATGGCCAACCTCGTACGCATTGTTGATGGGGCCGTCAAGTGGCCCTACTCGCTGGGACAACTCAGGCTGGATGATCCATCGCAGTCGTTCTCGTGGTCGCCGAGTGATACAGAGTTGGCGCACTACGGCGTGTATCGTGTTGAGCCTAGCGATCCACCTGTTGCGGATCCAGCCCTGGAGAAAGCGATCCAGGCGCAGCCTTCCGAGATTGACGGCAAGTGGACGCAGCAGTGGGAGCTGGTTCCGCTCACTGCTGAGGAGCAAGCTGTTTATTACGCCGCTACACACCCGCCGCGCTGGCTGGAGTTCGGCCAAGTGGTACAGCAGGAGCCCAAGATCAACGCACTGTTGGGCAAGGCGTTAGTGGATGCACCGGCCTTGGCGATGGCGCTGTCCGTAGGGCTGGGCAAAGCCGCTGATGGTGACTCCCGGATCTTCCTCGCCGCTTGGAACTCGGCGTTGGCATTGGGACTGATCAACGCAGAACTGATCACACTGATGCAAGATGCAGCACAAGCGCATGATCTGCCTGCTGAGTTCATTACCGGCTTGGCTAGAGGTGCGTCGTGAATCTACTGCTGAGTGATCCGGCGTTTCTGTCAGTAGCTGCAGCGATCAGTGGAGGCGGTGGCTATGACTCCGACGCTCAAGCGTACATCACCGCCGTTGAAGCTGCAGATGGTCAAGCACTTGAAACCGCGGTCAAGGATGCAATCAATGCTTTTGTCGTTGGCTGCAAGGCTGATGGTATTTGGAACGCAATCAAGGCAAGTTGCATCCTTGCTGGTGCTAGGACGCTGAATGGGGCTCTGGTTCCGTTGACTGGTACTGCGCCTACCAACTACAATTTTCTTTCTAGTGACTACAACAGAAAAACCGGACTAAAGGGAGACGCAACCACCAAATATCTTGACGGCAACCGAGCGGCAAATGCTGATCCAACCAACGATTTTCATTTATCCATCTATCAAACGGAAGTATTTACATCAGGAATAGGCATTATTGGACAAGGTAATACTGGGTTTAGGACGGCAATTTACACCAGTGGTTCTGCTATTAGAACTGTTAAGGTAGCACTACCTGGAACTAATTCTGTCGGTTTTTTGGGCGGCAGTCGAAGTTCTTCTACCAGCTATGAATTTAGAAGACTTGGTACAACCAGTACTATAACTGCAAATAGCGGAGCACCGTCTTCATCAAACATTATGGTGTTTAGACGAGATGCCGCTGTTAGTGATGGAGTCAATTCTCGACTTTCCTTCTACTCCATCGGCGAATCCCTAGACCTCGCACTTCTCGATGCCCGCGTCACCACACTGATCAATGCGTTCAGCACAGCTATTCCCTAGCCACCCCTCGTAGTCGCAATGGTTTCTGTGCCCAGCTCAGTAACATAAACCCATGACCCTCGCCAACTCACTACGCGCCACTGCATCAAAGCTGATGGCAAAATTCGGCGGCACTGCAACCATCCGCCGCGTTACCACTGGCGCGTACAACCCGACTACCGGCACCATCAGCCAGACCAGTAGTGACATCGCAGTGCGTGGTGTGCTGCAGGATGTCAACCTGCGCGAGGTGAATGATCTGATCCAATCGACAGATAAGCGGCTGTTGATTGCAGCAGCGGATCTAACGGCAGCACCAACAACAGCGGATGAGGTATTGATCAGCGGCACCACATATCAAGTGATCCGCGTGGATACAATCGAGCAGGACAATACAGCAATCACTTACGAGCTGATCCTAAGAGGTTGATCATGGCACGCAACATCCGACTGCAAGATATGGGCAGCTACGTGGAGCGGAATATGGAGAAGTTGTTGCGTGAAACGGTCCTCAAAGCTGACGAGCAAGTGAAGATGCTTAGCCCGGTTGACCTTGGCCGGTTCCGTTTGAGCTGGGCGATCGGCGAGAACGCTGCACCATTTCAAGGTGTTCCGCCCGGTGACTATCGCGGCCAGCCTGTGCCGCCGCCGCGCGCTGTCAATTACACGCTCGGAAATGAGCGTGTCGGCAATGTCTACAGCGTCCACAATAATCTGCCGTACGCGGAAAAACTAGAACGTGGCGCGCCGGGTTCAGGGTTGAAGAAAGAGATCCGAAAGAATCCCACTCGTGAAGTAGACAACTGGGCATCACCCGGTGGCGGCAGTAGCCAGCAGACTGGCGGACCTGGCTGGGTGGCTGGTATCGCCAAGGATCTCCAAGGCTTTGTCCGCCAGCAAGCCGACCAAATCGCCCGCCAGTCATGAGCTACAACACCATCCGCGCTGCAATCGAGGGTCGTATTGCCACTGAACTAGCACGCAGCCCGAGCTATCCGGTCAGTTATCAAAACGTACCGTTCACGCCGCCATCAGATCGGCCGTGGCTGCAAACGTTCATCCGCTTTGGTGATAACAACTACGCCACACTCAAAACCATCAACCGGCAAACTGGCACGCTGGTGGTGAATGTCTACACACCGCAAGGGCAAGGTACAGCAGCGAATTACACCATCGCCGAGCGGATCCGTGCATTATTCGACCGGCTCACGCTATCCGGCATCATCTTCGATGCAGCATCCGGCCCATCACAGGTGAC